TACAAGTAATGCCTACCGCAATTACATCCGGCCTTGCTTCTGCAAAGGGGTTTGGCTTTACTATGTCTAAACCAGCCCCTGCAACGGTTCAATACCTTGTTGTGGCGGGTGGTGGCGGTGGTGCAGCGGGCGCAGGCGGTGCGGGCGGCGTTCGTAGCGGCTCATCTTATTCTGTTGCTAGAGGAACGGCAGTCACAGTAACTGTCGGCTCGGGTGGCTCGGGAGGCCCAGCAGATAGTGGCGGTCTTCCGTCTAATGGTGGAAATTCTGCTTTTGGGACAATTTCTGCAACCGGCGGTGGTCGAGGCGGCATTTACACAACTGGTAGTGATAGTCCTGGTAACGGTGGTTCTGGTGGTTCATCAGGAAATGCAGGCAGTGGTGGCACAGGCAATACCGGCGGCTATTCTCCCGTTGAAGGATATAACGGTGGAGCCAATGTAAGCTATTTTTCTACCGCCGGTGGTGGTGGCGCTGGCGCGGTTGGTGCAGATGCTTCTGTCAATGGTGGCGCAGGAGGCGTAGGTGTTGCTTCATCTATTACAGGAACATCGCTTTATTACGGCGGTGGTGGTGGTGGTGGCACTCGAACTGGAAGCGCAGGGGCTGGCGGTAATGGAGGCGGTGGTGCTGGAGCTACTCTTGGTGGCACGGCAACTAGCGGAACTGCATACACAGGTGGCGGCGGTGGTGGATGCAGCGGCGGCGCTAGTAGTGGCGGCGTAGGTGGTAACGGTGGATATGGCGTGGTCATTATTCGCTATGCAGATACTTATGCTCCTATTTCGGGATACACCGGCACATTTACATCAACCGTATCAGGTGGCTACCGTGTTTATAGATTCCTGACTGGCGGGACGTTATATCTATGATTACTGTTTGGAAAATCCTAGAAATATTTGCCGAAAATGGCGCAATTACCCACGCCAAGTATTTTATTTCCGCAACGGACGAAGTAAATACTGTGGAAACAGAAGGAAATTGGTGGTTTGACAAGTACAAAGTCGAGACACCTTTTGAGAAAGTAACCGAAAAACAGGTTATTTCATGGATTAAAGAAGGCGCTACTCAGCACGGTAAAAATGTAATAGAATCACGCCTAGAGGAACAATTGGCGCTTCTTGGCAAGTCGAAATCTGTTGCGCCTCCGTGGAAACCGCCTGTGTTTACATTGGAGCAACAATGGCCCAGCCAATAGACATAGTATCTCGAGCATTAAAAGACATCGGCGCACTTGAAGCCGGTGAAACTCCTACGCCTGACGCAGCGCTAGACGCGTTTGAGATGCTCAACGATATGTTAGATCAATGGTCTAACGAAGATATGATGGTCTACAACTTCACGGAAATTATCTTCCCTGTTGTTGGTGGACAAACCCAATACACCATCGGCCCAGGCGGTACAGTCGGCTCATCGTTTACCGGCTCAATTTCTGGAAACATTCTCACGGTCACGGCTATTGCCTCGGGCGCTATTACGCTAAACCAAATCCTGACCGGCACAGGAATTGTTGATGGCACTCAGATTGTGTCGTTTATTAGCGGGGCTGGTGGCAATACATTGGAAGTTGGCACTTACCAAGTCAACATCTCGCAGACTGTCGCCAGCACCACAATCTCAGGCTACTACCAAAAGCCTTTACGAGTTAATTCCTCATTCGTGCGGATTAACACCACATCCAACGGTCAGCCTATCCTTGGCGGTGGACTAGATTACCCTGTTGCTGTGCTGACTTTGGACGATTACTCAATGATCGGCCTAAAAACACTCAATGGCCCTTGGCCCAAAGCGTTGTATTACAACCCTGGCGATACATTGGGAAATCTGAGCGTTTGGCCTAACCCAGCCCAAGGCGAGATGCACATCTTTACCGACACAATCTTTGCACGATTCACTACGATGTATGACATCATGCGAATCCCGCAAGGCTATGTAAACGCCCTGCGTTGGTGTCTTGCAGAACGCCTCATGCCTATGTATGGCAAGGCAAGCCCTGTGCAAATCGGCATGATTCAGAAGTTTGCAGGCGAGGCTAAAGCTACCATCAAGCGCACAAATATGCGTCCGCAAATGGTATCGCGGTATCAGGATGCGCTGCTTACTGGACGGTCTAAAGATGCCGGCTGGATTCTGACCGGCGGCTTCTTGCGCTAAAGGATAGCCATGCCCGAATTTGGATTTGTAGGCCCATCATACGAAGCACCATCGATTTATCAGGAATCGCAAGAGTGTATTAATTTCTTTCCCGAAATTGACCCACTCAAGCAGCCTGGTACTCGGGGCATCGTTGCGCTTTATCCAACCCCAGGGCTAACCTTAGAAGCGGTGCTAAACAACGCCGAGGTGCGCGGGATGCGTACTTTGTCGGGCGGCAGTCAAATGCTTGTTGTCTGCGGCGCTTACGTCTACGTCTTTACGTCTAATCTATCGGCCACCGTGGTCGGCATTCTTAACTCATCCTCAGGTCGAGTTGGCTTGTCTGACAACGGAATAAACGCCTATATCGTAGACGGAGCCTATCGCTACACATGGCGCATTTCTAGCCCCGCAAACGCCGTTTTTACGGGTTCTTTGAGTGGCACTACCCTAACGGTCACATTGGTCAGTAGCGGCACGATTACAGCCAATCAAGCCCTTACAGGCGTGGGCGTGACCGCTGAGACTGTGATTACCGCATTAGGTACAGGTACAGGTGGCGCGGGCACTTACACCGTCAACATCTCCCAAACCTTGGCGGCATCTACTTTATCATCATCTGCGGTAGGTGCAAGGTTCACCGCAACTATTGCAGGCACAACGCTTACTGTGTCGGCAGTCGCCTCGGGCACGATCTACTTAGGGCAAACCCTACAAGGCGCGGGCATTACGGCGGGAACAATCATCACCGCTTTGGGCACTGGAACTGGTGGGGCAGGCACTTACACAATCAGCACCGCCCATACCATCGTCACCGGCATCACAATGTATGCGTTGAATTTCAGCGTTTTGCCAAGCACAGATGGTGCGTTTAGTGGCGGCACATCGGTAGATATTGTTGATAACTACTTTGTGTATAACAACCCAGGTAGTCAGCAATGGGGGTCTTCAAACCTTCTTAGCCCGATTTCCACAAGCACATCCTACGCATTGAAAGATGGTGCGCCTGATAAGTTGGTGGCTTTGATTGTTGACCACCGCGAAGTCTATTTGATGGGTGAAGCATCGTCCGAGGTTTGGACGGATGTGGGCGCAGTTCCATTCCCTTTTCAGCGTATCCCTGGAACGTCTACCCAGCACGGTATTGCGGCTCAATTCTCGGTTTCTCGACTAGGTAATTCTTTTGCTTACGTCTCAAGAAACAACCGTGGTCAAGCGCAGATTATGCAAATGCAGGGATATATACCACAACGTATATCCACTCACGCAGTAGAGAACACCCTTACAAATCAATACATTGATGACGCTATCGCCTACACCTATCAGTTGGAAGGCCACGAAGTCTATGTTTGTACATTCCCAACTTTGAATCTAACTTGGGCGTTTGATGTGACCACGGGGATGTGGCATAAATGGCTCGGGATGGCCTCTGATGGCACATATATGCGGCATTGGAGCAATTGCTCTGCCTCATTCCAAGGCAAAGTTCTTGTTGGCGATTACTCCAACGGCAAGATTTATTCCTTGGACAAACAAAACTACACAGACAACGGCACAAACGTACGCAGGCTGCGTAGAGCGCCTCATTTGATTACTGATATGCAACGTCAATACTTTGATGAATTGCAGATTCAGTTTCAGCCTGGTGTCGGGACTACTGGCCTGTCTTATCTTACGTCAAGCAACACCTATTTAGGCGTAACTTACACGATAAGCAGCACACAGATATTGTCTATTTCCTCTGTGTCTACTTACATCCTTGGTATCGCCAATGCTATCACTCCATCGGTGACAACAACCAACCCCCAAGCAATGCTGCGCTGGTCTAATGACGGCGGCTCTACTTGGTCTAATGAGCATTGGACAAGCATTGGTCAGCTAGGAAAATATAAGAATCGTGCGATTTGGCGACGTTTGGGCATGGCCCGTGATCGAGTGTTTGAGGTGTCAATCTCTGACCCTGTGAACGCCGTGATTGTTTCGGCAAATCTGAAGTCAAGCGGAGCAGAAAACTAATGGCACTTTCAAATACTCAACAGATTAATCCGTATCCACAGTCGGAGTTTTTGGACGGAAACACCAAACGTCCAACTCGGGCGTGGCAACAGTTTTTTCTCAACTTGCTTAATTTTTCAAGCGCAACCACGGCAACCGCAGGTTCAGCAACCTTGCCCGCCAACCCAGTCGGGTTTATAAACGTGACCGTAAACGGCAACGCTTATAAAATCCCGTATTACAACGTATAGGATTAGATATGGCAGACTTTGTAGAACCGTCTTGGGTTAAAAACGCCAAACAAACCATTGGTACTGGCGTTGAGCCGGTATATGAGAAAAAGTTAGGCGGTCATGGCGGCGACACGCTCATGGACGATTTGAGCAAGCCTCCGATTGGCTATCGCTACGACAACGGAAAAAGCCAATACGTTTATCTTGACTTAGCAGGAAAACCCACAGGAACGGTAGAAAACCGTGGTAGCGGCATTGGTTCGCAATTGTTGGACATGGGCAAAACATTGGCCCCTATTGGCCTGTCAATGATTGGCGCAAACTTCCTCGCTCCTGCTCTTGGTGATTTGTTTGGCAGCATTCCTGGCCTTGGAAGTGTTGGGTCAGACACATTAGTAACTCCTGGTATTTCTGGAAGCGTTAATCAAGCTGTTGCGGCTGGACTTGCTCCTGGGTCTGCTGGTGCTGCTGCGGCTGCATCGGGTGGATTGACTGCTGCTCAACTTGCCGCTGCTGGTGGATTAGTAACAGATGGCAGTTTGCTTTCCAATATTGCAACGCTCGCGCCTACTACAACTACCCCTGGAACAACGCCGTTATCTGAAATTTTGCCGCCAACAACTAGTACTTTACCTCCTACGGTAGAGCCAGGGACTATTCCCCCGCCTGACGTTGGGCCGCCTACATTGCCGCCAACAACGACTACTTTACCTCCAGTAGATATAACAACTACTGCACCTCCACCCATTACCGAGCCATACGTTCCTCCACCTTTGGAACTTCCTCCAGTTACGCCCTTAAATCCAGTAGTTCCTACTCCTGCGCCTTATGTTCCCCCACCTTTGGTTTTGCCGCCAGTTACTCCTCTGCCTCCAGTAGTTCTTCCTCCAACAACAACAACAACGCCTCCTGTAACAACGCCGCCAGTAAATACAGATTTGTTAACTTCATTAACTGCTGCAACTGGTTTAACAGGGACGCAACTTGCCGCCTTATTATCGGGACTTACAGGCGCAGGAAATGCAGCGAATCTGACTAGCGCAATCAATACAGGCTTGGACGCTACAACCGCTGCAAATACGGCCTCCCAAGGCGTATTAAAGGACATTTACAACCAGCAACTAGGTTTCCAACAGCCTTACCAAGCTACTGGTGTAAGTGGTCTTAATCAGATCAATAAATTGGCAGACACGGGTTATCTGACCCACCAATTTAATGCCCAAGACTTAGCCGCAGGACTTGCGCCTAACTATGACTTCATGCTCCAACAAGGGCAGATGGCTAACCAGCGTGCTGCAAACGTAGGCGGTGGTGCATTGTCAGGTAATACTTTGCAAGGTTTGCAAAACTATACGCAAAACTATGCAGGCAACGCATATCAAAATGCGTTCAACAATTACCAAACTCAGCGCGGCAATATTTACAACAATCTTGCAAACATGGCTGGCATTGGTCAAACTGCTAACCAAGGCGCACAAGCTGCTGGTACTGCTTACGGCAAAGGCACAACCGATTTGCAAACTGCATTGGCTAACGCACAGGCCGCAGCATCTATCGGTAAGGCTCAGGCTCTTGGACAAGGCACAACAGGATTGGCTAACTCTACGTTCTTGTCATCTTTGTTGGGGCAAAATACATCACCGGCAACGACAGGTAATGCTGGCAACGTGCTTTCATCATTGACAGGCGGGGCTGGTAATTTCTTATCTTCATTGTTTGGCAATACCACGACATCCGGCAACTTGGGTGGATAAGGATTAAAAATGGCAGACTATTTCACAGGCTACACCAACCTTGCTAATCCGCAAACATCCCTTGCGGATATGATGAATCTGGCATCGGGTGTTCAGCAATACCAGCAAGCGCAGCAAATCAATCCAATTGCATTGCAAGCCAAACAATTGGAACTGCAAAGATTAAAAGATACGTATGGCGCTTCTGTAGCACAAGCAATTGCTGAATCGCAAAAAGCGCAAACTGGCGCTCGGGTTGCCGAAGCAATAGCACCATCTCAAATAAGTGTAGCGGGTTCACAAGCACAAAAAGCAGAAGTAGACGCGTTAGATTCTCGATTCAAATACGATTCTGGAATGCACGAATCGTTTGCCAAAATTCTTGATGGATTTCGTACCGACCCACGTTTAAAAGACCCAAAAAACGTAACTTCTAGTGATGCCTCAGATATCATGCACGAAATTAAAGTTTCTGCAAGAACTGCTGGCATTCCCGAAAGAACGGCAGATGCATTGACTGCGCCAGGTTTGCTTACCGCATTGGGCAAGCCTCAACAATTTGCTGATTACTTGGCAAACACTGCAGGCGCTACGCAAACTGCTTTAGAAAAACGCAATGCTGTTCAACCTACGGTTTCGGTAACGTCAGAAGGACGAACAGTTACAAATGTTCCTGGTCGTTTGCCTTACCAAACACCTACTGTTACTGTCGGTATGGCGGGAGGTTTACAAGGAGAAGAGCCAACTCCTACTGCTGCACCAACACCAAAGCCTGGTGTTACTCCATTAGAAATGGGTGGAGCATTTGGATTAAGCGCGCCTGTTAAACCAGCATATCCAAAGCGTGGAACGCAACAATACATACCATTGCAAGGAGAGCCAGAGGCACAAGCCAATGGCATTAAATTGCGTACTGCTTTGACCAATGGGCTAAACAACACGGCAGACTTAAACAGAAATGTTCAAGAATCTTTTTCTGCAATTACAAAACTTGACCCTGGTGCTATTTATTCAAGTGGAGCATTAGGAACTATTACAAGAAACGCGAAAAATTTTCTTGGAAGTTCAGATTACCAACAACTTTCAAAAGATTTGGCAAATCTTCAAATTGCTCAAATGCAAGCAAATGGCGGGTCATTGGATACTGTTGCTGGCCAAGCATTGCAAGCAAAAGCAACAGGCACGGAAACTTATAACCCTGACGTTTTGCTTAACATCATGCAACGTATTGATGCCAATAAAACTGAACTTCAGCTAAAAGCGCCTGCCGCAAATTTGTTTGCTCAAAAATTGGGCGACAACAACATGGCAAAATTTCAGCAAGAATGGTCTAAAAACGCTGACTCTAAAGTGTTTCAAGCAATTAACATTTTTCACAATGTTACAGACCCACAAGAACAAAAGGCGCAAATTAATAATTTGCTTGGATTTAATTTACCGCCTAATGCAACGCAAAATCAAATTGATGCGGTTAAAAAAGCGCGTAAATTGTTTGCTGAAAAATACGATAACATTCAGAAACTAATAACCAAAGGGAGTTTGGATTAATGGCTTCTGATCCGTTGCGCGACCTTATTGCTGGTGATGAGCAGCCCGCGCCTGCTCAAAAAACAACTAGGATAACGCCTGCACAACAACAAGCTAAAGATGCAGAAATACCTTTTATTTTGCAAAGTGAACTTGCTAAAGCAAAATCATTGTTGTCAAAAGACCCTTCACAACAAGCAAACATTGATTCAATAAATAGAGAACTTGCAAGATTAAAACCAGCAACTCAAGCGCCTCAAGTTAGCGCAGCGCCAACACAAGTTAGTGCAGCACCAGCGCAGCCCGCTGACCCATTACGGGCTTTGATTGCAGGAGAAGAAACTGCTGTTCCACAAGGTATAGACATAAACGCTCAAGCTGCTGCACGTTTGCAACGTCAAGGCGCACAACCAAAGTATAAAAGCGCGGTTGGTCAGGCATTCCAAGATGCATTTGATAATCTTGTTACTCGGCCTAAAGACCCTGGCATTTTGGCTAATGCTGTTGGCGCAGGAGAAGCTGGCTTAACTACTGCAACTGGTGCATTAGCTTACCCATTGGGTGCGGTCGCTGGTATTGGCGGGACATTGTTAAGCGGCAAATATGGAACACCCGAGGGCATTCAAGCGGGCAGTAAAGTTGCTGAAGATGTAGCATCAGCATTGACTTATCAGCCTCGCACTCAACAAGGCCAAGGTATTGTCCAAAATCTTCAACAATTGTTTGAGACAAGCAAGTTGCCTCCTGTTGGAATCCCCGAAGCGGCAGGATTTGCTCCTGTTGTTGGTGCTGCTTCTGAGCAAGCAAGAAATCTAAAACAACCGCCGCAAGCATTGGGATTGCAGTCTATTGTTCCGCCAGGCATTCGTCCAGCATCAGAAGTGCCCGCAGTCATGCGTAAACCCGCAAATATGACGCCTCAACAAATTGCTGATATGCAGGCAGCGTTTGAGGCTAAGAAGGCAGGATTGACTCCTCCTGCTGCGCCTCCTGCTGCGCCTCCTGTTGCTCCTACTGTTACTCCACCTGTTTCTATGGCTCCGGCTGGTTCTGCTGGCGCTGCTGCCGCCTCTGATGCTGCCCGTATTTCTGAATTGTTATCCCGCGCAAGTCCTGAGTTGCAAAATGCAACCAAAGAAATTATTACTCAAGGCGGCAAGGTTAATCCTCAACAATTGGAAAACCGTGTTAAAGCGGAACAATTTGGCATCAAACTTACAGAGGGTGAAGCGTCTCAAGACCTTGGCAAAATGTCTGAGGAGTACAACTCTATTAAGCAAAACCCAGCAATGGCTGACCACTTGGCAAACATTCCTAAAAAGTTGTCAGACGCGTTTAACCAAATTAAAGAAAAAGTTGCCCCTGATGTCCATGAGCCTGACCCTGTTAAGGCTTCCAATTTAGCATTGGAAACAATGGTTCAAAAAGACGCAGCAATGCGTGATGACATTAGCAACAAATATAGAACTGCTGCTGATTTGAATGGCGGCGAACTTCCATTAAGCGGCGAAAATTTTGCTAATACAGCAAGTGCATTGCTTAAAAAAGATAACGTTCAAAGATTTTTACCTTCAGAAGTCCAAAGTATTTTGGATGAAGTAAAGTCTGGCGGCAATATGTCGTATAACGATTTTGAAAATTATCGAACAATTTTAGAAAATGAAAGAAGAAAAGCGGCAAAAGCTGGCAATGGAAACGCAGAATGGGCGGTTAGCAGAGTTCGTGATGCTTTGGAATCCACGCCAATGTCTGAGGCAAGCGCTCCTGTAAAAGCTGCTTATGATGTTGCAAGAAGTGCAGCAAAACAAAGATTTGATTTGATTAAAAACAATAGCGCATTTAAGACCGCTATTAGCGACACAAGAACGCCAGAAGAAATAAGTTTAGGCGTGTTGCATCCTGCTGCAAATACATTTGTTGACAAGTTTTACAGCGACAAAACTCCTGACGTTCAAGTTAGACGTTTGCTCGATCTTATTGGTCAAAACTCTGAAGCGCATCAAGGTCTTAACGCTGCTGTTATAGATAAGATTGCAAGGGCAAGCGGCGTAAAAGGCAGTCCTAATGATGTTGTTAGACAGTCTGCATTGAACAATCAAGTTCGCACGGTTTACAAGACAAATCTTGGAACAATGCTTCCTGCTGAAGGTGTTGGTTTATTAAACGATTTGGCTGATGTTGCTGCGCTTACAGAGCATACAGGCGCAGGCAAATACTCCAATGTGTCTAAAACCGCTATTGCAGCAGAGCCAAGCCCAGCAACACAATTTCTTAAAAAGAGTGCTGAAACTTTGTTGCATGGCAAACTAATGGCAGCAAATCCAATGCTTGGTGTTGCATACGGCGCAGGCAAAGAAATGTTAAAAGGTCGTGCAGAGCGTATTGCAGCAGAACAAGCGGCAGCAGAATTGGCAGCAAAAAATGCTGCACCTTTCAAAGAAGGCGCTGGCATTACATATAAACTTAATGACATCAAGAACTTAGGAAGCAAATAATGGCAGTCAACCTTTCTCCCATCGGTAACGGATTCCAGTTCTTTACCACCACAGGCATCCCTCTGAATGGGGGATACATTTACACTTATCTTGCCGGCACTACAACGCCTGCAACCACCTACACAACCTCGGCAGGCACTATCGCCAACACCAACCCCATTCAACTGGGTACGGATGGCCGGCCTCCGCAGGAAATATGGCTGACCGCTAGCACCAATTACAAGTTTGTCCTGGCTGACTCGGGCAACAACGTAATTCAAACCTACGACAACCTGTACGGAATTATCGGCACAACGTCCGCAGTTAGCGCAGTTCCAACTGGCGGCATCATTATGTGGTCGGGCTCGATCAGTTCTGTGCCTTCGGGTTATTACCTATGCGATGGTTCTAATGGCACTCCCAACTTAAAAGACTCATTTGTTGTGGGTGCTGGCAATACTTATGCCGTGGGAAATACTGGAGGGTTTACGGCGGCCTCCACAAGCAGCGTGGGTACATATCTGCCCACTTATTACGCACTTGCATTTATCCAAAAATCATGACCGAAACTGAAGCCCGCCTAAATTCGCATGAAGCCGTTTGCGCCGAGCGTTATGAGCAGATCAACGCCAGGCTAAAGCGGATGGAAAAAATCATTATGAACGCTGCCGGCGCAATGATATTGAGCATGGCTGGCGTAATCTTTACGTTTATTAGCCACGTCAAATGATTGACCCAATCACCGCCTTTGCGACAGCGCAAGCCGCCGTAAAGGGGGTGAAAGCTGCAATTGCCTTGGGTAAAGATATCCAAGCTATCACCGGCGATATGATGAAGTTTTTTGAGGCAAAGGACGTTGTACAGAAAGCCGCCTCAAACCCAAAGTCAGCGTTTGGCAAGTCAGATACCGCTGCCGCTTTTGAGATTGTCATGCAAGCCAAACAACTTGCGGATGCCGAGCGTGAGTTAAATAACTATATGGTGATGTCAGGCAATGCCGATCTATGGCAGCAACTGATGATTGAGCGCAACAACATCATTCAGCGGCGCAAAACTCAGGAAATTTTAGACGCTAAACACGCTAAGAAAAAAAAAGAGGAAATAGACGAACTCGTGAACTGGCTGCTAGGTGGTGGGATAGTCTTATTGGTATTGGGGTTTAGTGTGTGGTGGCTTACCATGTTGTTGGAGAAGTAAATGTTTGAAATACTTTCTGGTGGAATTTTTGGCTCATTGCTTGGCGGCGTTTTTCGTCTTGCGCCCGAGGTAATCAAGTTCTTTGACAAGAAGGACGAACGCGCTCACGAACTGCTAATGTTTGGTCAACAATGCCAATTAGAAACCCTACGCGGGCAACAAAAGCTGGCTGAAATTGGAGCCCAGCGTGAGGCCACGGTAGACGCAGGGGTGATGAATGCCTTTAATAGCGCCATAGAGCAGCAAACAGAGATGGTTAAAGCGGCGGGTGGATGGGTAGCTAGTCTGTCTGCCTCCGTGCGTCCTATCGTCACTTATTGGATTTTGTTTATTTGGTCGTTTATCCACGTTTGGTTTGCTTGGAATGCGTGGTCTACCGGCGCATCCCCTGATGCCGTTTTCAAGTTGATGATGAGTGGCGACATGGCTGCGCTTGTATCCGGCACTCTTAATTACTGGTTCCTTGATCGCACTCTTGCCAAGCGCGGGCTATGAACTTAGACATTGCTGCTGCCCTGTGTAAGCAGTTTGAGGGCTTTAGAAGCAAGCCCTACCTCTGCCCTGCTGGTATACCCACCATTGGATATGGGTCTACCTATTACGCTGATGGACGCAAGGTTACGCTATCCGATGAACCGATTAGTGAAACCATTGCTGAAGCATTACTGCTCCACGAACTGCAATTTACTTACCTTCCAGGGGTGTTGCGTAATTGTCCTATTCTCTTAACAGATGAACGTAAGTGTAATGCTGTAGTGGATTTCTGCTATAACCTCGGGATTGGCAGACTCCAGACCAGTACATTGAAACGAAAAATCAATGAGCAAGATTGGGAAGCCGCCAAGGAACAATTGAAATTGTGGAACAAAGGCGGTGGCAAAGTCCTTCCAGGATTAGACAAGCGCCGAAAAGCCGAGGCTATGCTTCTATAAAGGTTTTTATGATTTCTGAAGAACAGTTTTTGGAATCTTGGAATAGACTTCAATCTGCGAAATTAGTGGCAGACGAACTGGGAGTTACAGAAAGGGCGGTGCATGGTAGAC